ATGCCTAGATCAAGGAAAGCGCTGGCGACGGCAGCGCAAATCGGCGCGACCGCGCGCGTGTATAGCTATCTGCGCTTCAGCGACATTCGCCAGAAAGCCGGAACGAGCGTCGAGCGACAGGAAGAATATGCCGTCAAATGGGCGCGCGAGCATGCCATGGAGCTCGACACGAACCTCACGCTGCGCGATGAAGGTCTCTCCGCCTTTCACCAAAAACACGTCACGCAGGGCGCGCTTGGCGTCTTTCTCAAAGCCGTCAACGACGGCACGGTGCCGGCTGGTTCGGTGCTGATCGTCGAGTCGCTGGACCGCCTTTCGCGCGCCGATCCGATCATCGCGCAAAGCCAACTGAACAGCATTGTCATCGCCGGCGTCGAGGTCGTCACCGCGTCGGACGGGATGCGCTACAGCCTCAAAACAGTCAAAGAGAACTCGGGTATTCTGTTCATGGCACTCGGTGTCATGTTGCGTGCCAACGAGGAAAGCGCGACGAAAAGCAAACGCGTGCGTGCGGCCGCGCACAAGCGCTGCCAGAACTGGATCGATGGCAAGAGCCGTGAGCGCATCGCTGTCGGCAAAAATCCCGGCTGGGTCGAGTTCGATGAAAAGGCAAACGAGTTCCGGCTCGTGCCCGAGTTCGTCACGCCGTTGATGGCGTTGGTCGGCTACTTCCGGGCCGGCTATTCTCTGCGCCGCTGCTTCGATCAGTTGCACGCGGCGGGCATTCCGCTGCCACCGGAAAAGGCCGACAAGTATGGAAAGGTGAAGCACGGCGGAATGAGCAACACGACCCGCCTCTATGAGATCATCCAAAACCGCGCGCTGGTCGGCGAAAAGGTCGTCGAGATCGACGGTACGGAATACCCACTGCCCGACTACTATCCGCCCTTGATGACCGAAGCGGAGTTCGCTGAACTGCAGTATCTACGCAAGCAACGCGGCCGGGTCGTCGGCACCAAGTCTGAGATCGTCAGCTTCCTTACCGGGATGCGTCTGACGTACTGCACGAAATGCGGCCGCGCGATGGCGAACCAGAACATGATGAATCGATCGCGCCGCGATGACGGGCTGCCGCAGGACGGCCATCGGCGCCTCTACTGCACCGGCAGAACATTCTCCAACACGGACCGCTGCACGGCGCCCTCTGTCTCGATTGTGCCGGTCGAACGCGCGGTCATGGACTTCTGTAGCGACCAGATGAACCTCACGTCGCTTTTTGCAGAACAGCACGACAAGACCCGCAATCTCAACGGTCAGCTTGCGCTCGCGCGCGCACAGGTCGCAAAGACCGAAGCTGCCCTGAAGCGATTCTTCGAGATGATGGAAGTCGCAGGCGACGACACACCGACGATGCTGCTCTCGCAGATGCGCTCGCTGCAACGTCGGCTCGAGGGCGAAGAAACACGCGTCGCAAATGTCGAGTTCGAGCTTGCGGCGTTGCATCGTAACTCGACCCCTGCGATGGCCGAGATATGGGCGGCGCTTCGCGATGGCGTCGTACAGCTTGATCCGGCTGCGCGTATTAAAGCCCGTCAACTTGTCGCTGACACGTTCAAGAGTATCGAGATCGAGAAAGTCACGTGGCACGGCGACGAATTAATCTATCTTCGGCTGACGTCCAAGCGTGGTGTAATCCGTCAACTTCACGTCGATCGAAAAACTGGCGAGCGGCGCGATATCGTCGTCGAGACGGATCAGACGCTGAAGCCGCGCCGCAAGCCGGCCAAAACGCGCAACGCATCGGAGCCGGCCACGGCGGTTTAGTCCGGTTCTTTTTCCCCGAAAAATCCCTGCGGTGACGACACGACCCGCAGGGCCTTCTTTCCGATTAGATAGCGCCGATACGCCTCGACAGCCACGTCCCAAATTTCTTCCGCAAGATCGCGGCCACTCTCGATCACTTTGCCCGTCGCTGGATCGAAGACTGCAAGAATCGCTGGTCGGCCATCTTCGGTAGTAACTGTAAAGCCTTCTCCCTCTCGTCCTGTAATAACAGAATGCGTCAGCGTCCCATCGTCGAGACGTTCCTGTTCGCGGGTTACCATCTTGGCCTCTCTTTCACGGTGCCGTGTGAATCAAGTAGAGAATAGCCCATGCTCCGGCTGTGGTCGCGAGCAACAGCACGACGATCACGAGTGACGCGAGGAAACCGCTGATTAGCTGCCCAACGAGGGGCGTTCGCTGCTGGCGACGATCGAGCGAGCGCGCATCGAAAAACCGACGATGATCGTCATTCATCGTCAACCTCCCCGTCGGGCGACGCTTCGCTGGTATCGAGCGTGCCCTTTATCGTGTGCTTCAATACGGTCATGATCTTCGCCGCTTCGTCTTCGCTCGGATGAACTTGTAGGCGCCAGACGAGCCCGCATGTTCCGCCTTCGCGCGGCACAAGACGCAGCTTATTGAGCTTCCCGTCCGCGAGTCTTAATTCGTTTCTCTTCGTGCCGAGGTGCAGAACGAATCCGACCGGCGAGATGGAGCCGTTCCACGATAATGGCCCGAGTTGCGGGAAGCGCAGATGCGGCATATGCGCGGCATCCTTGCCAAGCAAGTCGCCGTCGCCGTTTGTGCGGAAAAGCGACGGACGCAAGTTGTCGTCGAGTTTGTCGAGACATGTATTCGGAAGGTCCATCTCAACGCGCAGGTCCATCGCGAGCCGTTCGTCGTCGCCGATGATTTCGCTGCGCACGGTGACGTGAATAATACGAAGCTCGGTTTGCTGGAAATCGATCATGACTTGTCCCCTTGCTGAGCGATCCATTGAAGTGCGGCTCGATGCACGATCGCGTACCGTCGTGTCGGATGACAGTCGTGATCGACGCCGTATCGATACGCGCGACCGATCCACGAGCGGATATTGTTCGGCAGCCTGTACCAATGCTCGCTGCACCCCCAATGACGAGCGGATACCTGCGCCGTGCATCCCGGCCACGCGCATGAGTGCAGCGCGTAACGTTCAGAACGCGCACTCATGGCCGGCCCCCGTCACACTGGCTGTGATCGATGAACTCCTGCAGCGCGCGGATCATGTCGCCGCGATGCGCGTTCGACAGATAGTTCATGTGACCGCTCGTCGTGTTGAAGTCGAACACGAGTAGCGCGAAGCCGCAGCCCTTGAACACTTCACTAAGGATCGTGCCGACCTCGTTCATGGACTTGCGATGCGATTCGTCGATTGGTCCATGCGTGTATAGATGTTCGGTCAAGACGCAGCCCCCGCATCAGTCTCCTGCAACTCATTCATGAAGCCCTCGAACATGGTGCGAAGTTCGATCTGCTGCTGCTCGTTGTCGACCTGGGCGATCAGATCCGCCGCAGCCGCGAGTGCATCGCTGTCGCGCCGACGCAGCGCGCCTTCCATCGAGCTCGCCACTTCAGCGAACGTGACGTTGAAGCCCTCAACGTTTGCCCGCTTCGGGGTGTTCTGTGCAAGCTGCTCGCCCACTTCGCCCAGCGTGCCTTTTGCGGACTTCGCGCGTTCGGCTTCGAGCTTCGTTTGGTAGTGCTGGCGCGCCTGCTCTTTCTCTTTCTCGTTGGGTAGCCGCTTCGCCATCTCGCCGGCCGCAATCAGCGCTTCGCCACTCGTCGATTCGTCGATGGCTTTGATGACCGCTGCAAGCGTGACGCGGGGATGGAGCTTCGCACGGATTGACTCGCCGCGCGATTGACTGCTGGGATGCTTGATCTCCTCGGCGCGACCCATGTCGCGCTCGCCTAGCGGGATCGTTTCGAGTTCGTCGCGTGTATAAACGCCCATGATGACCTCTGGCGTGTAAAGGCGGCCCCAGCGCTTTTCGGCGAGATAGGCAAGTTGTTGGCGAGGATCATCGGCCCACAGCGTCGAATTGCGCACGCGCGCCTGCGTCAGCAGCACTTCAAGCTCGCGCGGTTTGTCTTCGCCCTTCATCGTTGCCCAAACACGCACGCCGAGATCAACCTCGTCGTCGGGCGTCCATGCCGGCACCTGATAGGTTTGCGCTTCGCCATGTTCGTTTTTCCTCGTGCGACTGGTCTTCGTCTCGAAGCGACCAAGGATCTTCGACCACTCGCCGAACCATTCGAAATTCAAACGATCGCGCAACAGGCCCGAGTTGTTGATCGCAGCACCGATGACCTGGGCCTCATAGCCAAGCGTGGCACCGACCAAATGAGTTTTGCCGGCGAGCGCAAATGGGTCCATCCCCCACCCGTGAGCGCGCGCAGCGATCGCGAAGCAGTTTCCCGGTTTGCCGCGACAATGTTCGGGGACTGTGACGGTGGCCGATGCCATCATGCCCGCCATGCGTTCGAGCATCGAGAACAGATCGGGCGTCAAACCGAACACCTTTGGCGGTTCGATGGTCGTGATATCACTCGTCATTTGCGTCACCCTTGATGGACTTGAAACGGAAATCGATGTACGAAGTCGGCTCGACCGTGTAGCCGCGGCGCTGGACGACCTTGCGTCGATACTCGCCTCTGTTGCCGGGCAGCGTGCCAATCGCGGCTTCGCCAAGCAGCTCGAGCAGGTGCGCTTTGCAGCCGTCAACGACCGCTTCGTATTGCTTGACCTTGCGTGACGCTTCGGACAGAACTCCGTGCCAATGGAGCGCATCGGGCGGCAGCGCGACCGTCTCGCCGCTTGTGCCGGGAAAGAGCTTCCTGAGCAGCGGGATCGTGCTCTGATGGTCGTAATCAAACGGCGGCGGCTCTTCGCGGATGACCATCTCCCAGAACGAACGCTCACGTTCGACGATCTCTTCAATCAGCGGCTCGTCGCGCTCAATGTGATAGCGGCGAAGTTCGTTGCCCCCGATGCACGCGATCAGGTCCCACTCGTCGAAGCTCAATACTTCCATGTAGTGCTGGCATTGCAGGTAGTGACGCTCGGGAACGTCGCTCGAACCTTCGTCGCCCCATTCCTTCGAGCGCTGCACGATCAGGCGATCAACGTTCTTCAACTCGACGCCGCGTCGTTCACCGACCACAAGACGATCCACATTCGCGCGCATGAACTTGAAACTTCGATGAACGAGTGATTGATGGCGCATGCGCAAATGGAAGCCGTACTTCTCAGCGGCCCATGCCGCGATCGCTGGCTCGATGTGCCGGCCGGCGGCCATGCGCTCGGTGTCTTCAACCTCGGGCAGCCGCCCTAGCTTGCGCTCCCAAAGTTCGCGCTGCGTGATATATGGATCGAGCCCGAGCGCGGCCGCGCATTCGGATCCGCCGATTCCGCGTTGTCGCTCCGAGTGCCATACGGTCCGGTCCGTCTTATTCATCAGGGTCTATCTCCGATAGTGCCAGCCCGTGTTCGGCCAATGTGTGCTGAAGTTCGACTACCGACCTTTTGCCAAGGCCGGGAATGTGCATCAGCGTTCTAACGGACTCCTTGATAACATCATCAACACTGTGTAGTCCCGAGGCGACCAAAGTGTTCTGAAGGTGCTTGGACAGGCGCAACCTCTTGAGTGAGCGTGGACGCGGTCCGGTCTTCTTCAATTCGGGCGGATTCTCTCGAAGCGCGATCAGTTCGTTGACATACAGGCGCGCGCTCAACAGTTCGTCGAGCGTGCTGTCGACGCCGATGGTCAGGCTTGTCCGCATCCTCATTGAAGAGACCTCTCCAAAAGAATCACAATAGGAACGCTTGTTCCATCCGCGTATCCGAGGTCAAGATTTCGAGAGCATTTTTGACCTTCCGCTAATCGGGTCTTTTTCAGCTGGTCAGTGCCTAAATTTGGACTGCACGGGTATTCGCGCGGCGGAGAGAGAATGAGAGTGCAGGGTTCGAAAGTTAATCCTCTGCGCCTGAAAAAGAAAGGGGTCGTCTTAATAATTCTCGACGAGCGACTTATCGAATTCATAACTTCGCTGAGACAGCTTCCTGAGAAGTTACTTCAAGAACAAGGAGAGAACGTAAGGCTGTAATAGAGGAGCGTGATTTATTCGCAGCCACTAGGATGATCGGGAAACGAACTTTCTCGCGACGTCAAGGAACATCTTATAAGGATATGCACCTAGATCAGGCGCTGATGGTCGCTGTTTGGGCACGAATTATTCCATCCGAACGGTCCGTCACTGTTACACAATTTTTGCGCGCCATCTCAGGGCTTACCCCGATGACCATTCCGCAAACCCTTGTGGAATATAGGGAGACTGATGGCGAATGGAGCGTCAACATGCCCTGATGGTCCTCGTATGCAGGGACCTCAGGGTAAGCACGTAGAACGCTCATCTAAGGCGCGTGAAATGGCCTTCTTTCCTTTCAATAATGCTTGATGTTACGAACACTTAAATCCTAGAGTTAATCAACTTATCTCTAATGTGCGACCTTGAAAGCGCGTTTCGTGGGGATTAATCTTGGAGTCCGCATTTGCGACAGTAGAGTCGCAAATTACTGGATATCACACCATCGAGATAGTGGATCGACTCGGTCTGTCGACGAGAACGCTGCCTTATTTCGGGCCGGAAATCGAAGGAGCAAAAATCATGAACGAGGAACAGGAGCCGCGCGTCTTAACCCGTCAGCGAGCATGGAGAGAGGTGCACGAGCGCGACGAGCCAGCAACGAACGGGCGAGCTGTCGGGTTGTGGATCGCAATGCGCCTGCAAGGTCGCATCACTCACCCGAGCGAGTCAAGCCCGGGCGAAGAACCGCAAGCGTTCAACGGTGTGCCGGTCGCGCCGCTTCCCTTCGGTGGCAAGGAGTTACGCACCTTCGCCACCATACACGGCACGCCGCGCTCCTAGGTGGCAATTGATTGCAGGAGGCAGCCACCATCATGGCTCGAATCCGCACCGTGAAGCCCAGACTCTTTTCTCATGAAGGACTGTTCGACGCCGAGCAAGAGACGGGCTTGCCGCTACGTCTCGCCTTCATTGGGCTGTTCACCGAGGCCGATCGCGAAGGCCGCTTCCAATGGCGGCCGCGTACCCTAAAAGCCGCTGTTCTGCCGTTCGATGACGTGGATTTTTCACGCGTGCTCGACGCGTTAGCAACGCGCGGCTTTCTCGTGGAATACACGTCGCGCAGTGGTGAAAAGCTCGGTGTCCTTCCGACCTTTCGTCATCACCAAGCGATCAACAACAAGGAACCGCCGTCCGAACTCGATGCGCCTAGCGCTGACGATTTAGCGCGCTCTGGAACCCGCACTAGGCAAGGGAAAGCGGACGCGTTGAAAACGCGACGGCCACGCGTGAACGCCGCGTCTCCCGCCATGCTTAGGAAGTCACAAGCGGAAGGGAAGGGAAAGGAAGGAAGTAAACCTAAAACCTTAAAACCTATACCCGAGGGTTCTAATCCATCCCATCGGTCAAACTCGCGTGCGCGCGCAAGCGGCAGCCAGACGGGACCGGAGGAGATGCCGCTTGCTTTGCGAAAGATCGTCGAGCAACGCGGACTGCCGCTGACGCCGAAGGTCGAGGACGCCATCGACGCCGCCGTCGCAGAAGGCGTTCGCCCTTCGACATTTGGTCATGCGATCGACGATGCGCAGACGCGGCACGGCGTCAAGGACCTCGCGGCCTATGCGATCAAGACCGCCCGGCAATGGCATCGCGAAGGCAGCGAACCACCGACAACGTTCGCGGTGAACGGAAACTCGCGCAGCACTCGTCGCGAGCATGACAGCGCCTTCATCGCAGCGGTTACCGGTCGTACGTCAAGCGGCGTGGACGCGGGGGAGTTCATCGACGTTGAAGCATCGGAGGTGCGCTATGTGGCCGACCAACGCCGTCCCTGAGTCCGTCGTCAACATAATTTTCGATCGCATGACAACGATCTACGGCGCGCGTTTTGCGGACATGTGGCGCGATGCCGATGTGCATCAGCTTCGATCAACGTGGGGTCGAGCGCTCCACGGCGCGAAGCCCGACGACATTAAACGCGGCATCGCGGCTTTGTTTAGAACAAAGTATCCGCCCACACTGCCCGAGTTTTTGGAGCTATGCCGGCCTGCGCCACAGCGGTTCGACACGTATCAGTCGGTCAGCGATCATCGCACGCCCATCTCGCCTGAAGGCGAAGCGCAGCTTCATCGTATCAAGGATCTTTTGATGCGGAATCCTGCATTTCTGAAAAATAGCCCGCGGGCCGATGGTATCCAATGGGCGTACCAGCTTCTCGATCGCGCCGAGCGAGGCGAGGCGATTAACGCGATGCAGATCGCATTTGCCGAGGATGCGATTCGACACTGGAAGGCTTCGCATCACACAGCCGACATCAAAGCGAGTGACGGCCTCGACATGCCGGCACGTATAGCGAGCCCGCATATCTATGGCGAGGAAGAAATATCGCGCGAGCCCGGCAGCGATGACGAGATTGCAGCATGAGCCTGTTCGCCCAAATCGCCGCGAATCGCCTCCGCGATATGCCATATCCGCTGACCGGGCACGAGCGCCTACAGTTCACAACCTTGCTCGATGCCCTAAGTATTGATGTCGGACGCTGTCAAGGATGCTTGCAACAGATGGCGAAGATCATGGGCGGCGAGTTCGTCGCCGGCGCTGATCTGTCGATCGAACTGCCGGTGCGGCTGTATCGCATCGTCAATGGAGAAAACAATGACTGACCTCCTGTCGTATGAGACCGATCTGCGCTCGCGTGGCGAACGGCGCGTGCTCGCTTGTTTGCTTCGCCGCAATGAGTCGATCTGCCATTGCTCGTGGCTAATGCCACATCACTTTTCGAGCGATCAAGACGGAATGATCTTCGCCGCGATCCGTTCGCTGATGGCGCAAGGTCGTGTCGCCGATATCGAGACCGTGTTCGACTATCTGCACTCGACCTTTCCGCGGTATCACGCGAGTTCGGCCTATCTGCTCGCGCTTGATGACCTCGAAGTTCATACGTCACACTGCGGCCACTATGCGGCGGTCATGCGCGACGGAGAACGGTCATGATGGTCACGCTGGATCTTTCGGCAGGCGCGCGGCCTGTAGTGCTCGTGAACGGCGACGCGCTCGCAGGCGTCACGCGTGCGGAAATCGTTGTCACGCCCGATGACGTTCCAGTGCTGATGCTTCGCCTAGTTCATTTCAAGGTCGTCGGCGGTGTGTTGCCCTTCGGCACGGGCGCACATCGCAATGGCGAGCCGATCCGGACAACGTGAAATGGCCGGTCATCGCGCGCCTGATCTGCCGCCGCCGATCGCATTCGATCGGCCGCTGACGCTGACGCTTCCGTACCCGGTCAGCGCGAACCGATATTGGCGCTCGTATGTGGTGAACGGTCACGTCCAGACCGTGGTGTCGGCCGAAGCGAAGGCATACCGGCGCGAGGTCGCGTTCCTGCTGAAGCTTGCCAAGATTCGCGAACCGATTTTCGGTCGCGTCGCGCTGACTGTGAAGTTGCATCCGAAGATGCCACAGGATGCCCGGCTGCGCATGCGCAAGTTCGGCGACGAATGGGAAAACGGCGTGTCCTGCATCGACCTGGACAACAGCTTGAAGATCTTGCTCGACGCGCTCAACACTCGCGTGTTCTTCGATGACAGCTTCGTGTGGCGGCTGCTCGCCGAGCGCGGCGAACCGAAGCCAGAAGCGTGCGTCGAAGTGACGATCGCGCGCATCCCCTACGCCAAGCAGCAGCAGTCGCTGTTCGACTCTATGCCCGTGCAGCCCTGGATTGCAGACCCGTTTGAATCATGAACCGACAAGGACCTTTGATGACCGTGAGACTGGACGCGATTCGCCACCACCTTGTCAGCGACAACGACCGCTTGCGCGATGCGCTGCGCCTGATCGTCGAACTTGCCGAAAATGACGAGTCGATCGAGACGTTACGCAACTGCGCGCGCATCGCACGTACGGCACTAGTCGCCGCTGTGCCCGAGAACGAAGCATTGCGCAATCCCGCGCAACCCACGAAAGGAGAACCCGCATGACGACCGCACCGCAACAGCCGGGCCAGCAGCCGGCGCAGCAGCAGCCGGGCAGCCAGCCAGCGCAGCAACCCGACACACAGAAGCAGCAAGAGGACAACCAGCGCCAGCGCGACGACAACCAGCGTCAGCGTGACGACAACCAACGCGAGCGGGACGAACATCAACGCGAACGCGAACGCGAGGAAGGCGAAGCCGAGGACGGCGAAGGTAAGGACATCGCTTGAACTAAAGGAGCCCGACGATCGTGCGCGGTGAGCTTTTCCGGGACGTGAATGTGGCGCTTGCCACGAGCTATCGACTGGCGAATCTGCCTGCCATCGATGCCGGTGCGACTCGCCGCGCACTCGTGACCGTGGCGTGTCTGTCTCCAACGCGTAGTCGAATGCACGCCGATTGGGTCAAGCGCCTAATTGGCGAGCCCTCGCGCATGGTCGACTTCTCGGGCCTGTCGCGGCTCGAGACGCGCGCTCAATGCGCGCTCGTACGTCAAGCCGTGCTCGACCGACTGCCGCTTTCCCAAGCGTGCGCAGTCGTCGCGCGCTTTTCCCAAGCTCCCAGTGAAAAGCAAATCGGCGTGTCCGGTCTGGTCGCGCATTTTTCGGCCTACAGGCCAGACATTGTCCGCGCCGCGCTCGACTATGATCCGCTCGCCGATCCTCTCTGGGATTTGCTTTGGCGTCGATATCTTCCAGCGCATTACGGTGACGGCTTGTCGCTTCGCGAAATCGCGCGGCGCACCCGCATGAGCAAGTCCGCGCTCGCGCGTCAGGCGGCTCGCCTCGATAAAGCACTCGACGCAATTGAGCGCGAGGCTATCGTTGCGCTCGAGCACAGTTTTATTGGCGAGGGATTGTGCTCCCGGCTCGGAGGTGCCGTGTGATTCTTCGAGCATGCGAAACAGCAAGAATCTGGGCCGAAGCGGACGACGACATTTTGAAGGCGACACATGCTCGTTCCAATGTCCGCTGCCGGAGCTGCGCTCGACGTGCGGCTCGCGTATGCATCCGGCCGGCTTCATCGAGGGCTGCGTGCAGTGCGCGGTTGCTCCGAACCGGGTCGTAGGGTTTCCAATCCGCATGTTGGATGGTCGTTGCAACTTACCGACCAACTGCGCCTTAGAGTTCACGTCGTCGCGTCCTAAAGAAAAGCGAAGAGCCGCCGTTAACGAGTGGCGTGTGGGGCACGACAGAAATTTTTCAGCCGTTCGTGTTCCGACCATTTGGGGAATTTATGAAAAGATCAATCGCCACACTCGCGCTGTGCATTATTGCGGCGTGCATTCACGCGCACGCCCAAGACAACAAACATGAGTGGAACTGGGGCGACGTCATCGCGACACCGAGGGATGGCACTTGGTGGGAGGTTGATACGCGCACTCGCGGGTGTTCGCCAATGTCGACTGGTGCACTCCGAGATACAGAGCGCGCGCTGATCCAGGCTGGTATTGCAGTTAGTCATGGTATATCGGCAAGCGATGACGGCGGGAGGGGCGCGTCGTGGTCTTACATGAAGGGCGAAGCGTCGCAAGTGGCTTTCTCGCGGCGATTCGATTGCCAGTATCTGCAACAAGCGCTGGTTAAGGCTCAAAAGCAAAGCCCCTTCTGCGATCATATTGCGGGCATATTTGCGGCGACAGTGTCTCTACGAAGCAGAGGTCATAGTGAAGCAGAAGCCTATGCGCTTGTTCGCAAGTCTGGCGCAACGCGTGCAAATGCACGTGTCGACAACACTGTCATCAAGCAGGTATACGAATTCCCTGAATTCCAAGGTCTTTCTGACAGCGAGGTAGTGCAGAAGGGTCACGACCAATGCATGGCGATGGACTTCTAACGCGAAGCGGCGGCGCGTACATCCTCCAGCTTTACTCTCGCAGACGAGCGGACGCTTACTTCGGGATTGCGCTTTTTCCGTTCGGGGGCCGTCGTGTGCCGTGTGTCTCGACGACTTGACTCGCTCCCACTCGTGGCGCGCTTCCCGCCGGTCGACTGTCCCGCTCCGAGGCCAGCATTACAGAGAAGGTCGGCGACTGCGTGAGATTGCGCATCGTGTGCATCTGCGCTGGCGCGTTTTGCTGCGCGCTCGATGACCAACTCGACACGCTCGAACGCGACGCACTTGCCAGACTCGAATAAAGCTTTGTCGTTGACGGGCCCGTGCGCTGAGGGTTGTCCTATTGGTCCGGAAAGCTATCGCGAGCCGGGTGGTCCGGCTGGCCGGCGAATGCAGCGGATTGCGCTAACCACCGTCTTTCTAAGGCGCGCCGCCGAGTCGCTGGCCTCTGATCGTAATAGGAACAACTGTGCCCCGAAAGTAGGTCTTGCGCCGAAGCCTGCTGCATGCGGATCAGTCGGCTCTATTCATTGCTTCCACAATGCTCTGAACGAACGTATTCGCTGGTTGCTCATTGTCGCGAAGCCAGACTCGTGTCAATGCCGCCATCAATGCAGAATGCTCACAGCCAAGTGAAAGTGGTAATTGAGTGAACCAATCATGTGCGTCCATCCCGTCCACAGCGTCTAACGCAACCGCGACCGCCTCGCGCGTGCGATGCAACTCGGCTGCTAATATATCCTGTCCGTCTTCTTTCGATGTCAAGCTATCACGCAAGACGTGTTCGGGCGATATCTCGCCCGGCAAGAAAACGTGACGCCACTTGAAGTGGCGTGCGTCTACGCGCGCGCGCATGTCTCCGTCATAAACGCCAATCACATTCAGTGCACCCTGTTTCGATACTGGTAGCGCTGATAGGACAGAATCGATTTTACTGGCGTCGCCCGCCTGCAGCACTTCGACCTGTGCAAGAACGTCGACACGCACCGCTCCCAGCAACGCAATCGTGAACTGATGTGCCGCTTTATCCTCCACGAGAACGACAGCACGTTTGCGAGTCGTTTCGCCGAGTAGATCGTTCACCTGTGCCTTTGTCGGGCCGATGGACGCCGTGGTCCCGCGAGCACTCTTCGAGACCAAGATGATGTTTCTCTCCGGCAAGTTCGCGACGATCGCTGGCGAATGTGTGGTGAGAATTATCGAGAGCCCCTTTTCGTCACAAGCTTTCGCTAAGATATCCATTAGAGCGCGCTGGGAGCGCGGAGACACGTGCGCTTCAGGTTCCTCTAGGACCAAAACCGAGTTCCTCTCGATCGTCCGCAGCTTCCATAGCACGAAGAGGAGCGACAGCTCGCCGTAACCCATGCTTTCGCTGCCGTAGCGGTGTCCTCCGGCCTCTACTATGAAATACGGGAAAGGGTCAAGATCGCCGTACTCGGTGATTTCGTATATCGAGCAAGCATCTACCTTTTTGCCCAATAAGTACCATAGCGTCTCGAGTTCGTCGCCATCAAGCTTTGATGGGCTCAGTGGCTCTAACAGTTCAGAGAAGTCGGCGTCCTCGTTAACCTGCTTGTGGGTCAGATTGACCAGATACGACGGCTCGAGCCAATAGAATTCAGCTTCGAACTTGTCTGCACCAAGTGTCCGCACACCTTCTGCGTCCTCTTGAACCAAGATGTTCTTGCGGCCGACTTGATCTGTTGCGGTGCCCTCTAACTTACTGTTTCGCAGCCGCGCATGATGACCAACTCCGAGAGGCAACTCTGCATCAGCGAGCAGTTCTGAAACCGCCGCAAGCAAAGCGGATTTTCCGACACCATTCCCGCCAACAATGGCACATATGCCGGCCGGAATCGCAAGTTCGCCGTCTGTTAAGCAAAGGAGTCGCTCGAATTTCAGGATTTCTAGTCGCGACGGGTAGGCCCGAGCGAACGTGCGCCGCCAATGATCGTCGAACCGAGCTCTGCGCAGATTCATGCCAGACGTCCCCAGCCATTTTCTACCAAGTGTCGAGCTACCGTATCGTCTTCGAGCGGCTGACCGGTTGAAGCATCGTGGGTGAACGCCGAACGAAGGCAATTGATATCTAGAGGATCGATCGACCCATCTTGTACCGTAATGAAATCGTTGAACGTCAGCCATAAAGTTGCGTCACGTAGCAACACGGACGAGACGTCTGCGACTCGCGCTGTCGAGCGACTACTGTATACGTTGAACAACCATTCGGACGGCACCAGCGATGCGATCGGTTCAGATCCTAGGGGGCTAAGTAACCGAGCGGTCTCGAAGTAGTCCATGAATTTCCCAAGCAACTCAGCAGTCAACCAATCGTAATCACGCATCAAGCATCGCGCGGCAAACAATAGCCACGTTGAGAAGGTCGCCTTATTGAACTTCATCTCCATACCGCGATAAATTCGGCTATCGCTGAAGAGTTCCAACGCCTCGTGGATTAACCTTGTGGTCTCGGGCGAAAGCGAAGCCTCTGATCGATATAGCTCGATCAAGTCGGAGGACTTAACCTTTGCGTCCAAGGTACCTCGTTCCAAGGACAAGGCAACGCGCGATAGCACATCGTCGTAAGCCATTCTCGAGTTGGAGAAACCGAGAAACTCCTTTCCGAGCCCCAACGCGTCTAATGCCTCAACCAGTCCCTTTATCTGCGCACGGACAGGGCCGAAAAACGCATTTCGCTGTTCTGCACCGGTAAGGCTTGTGGGCTGGTTGAGCCTAAAAAACAACTCGCCAGGTTCGCCAGGACGGTAATCAACGATGCGAAAAAGACGGATCGTGAACTGGTTGAATCGCCGCTTCCAGACGTCTGGCATATCGCGATACTTTGAGCCGTGAAGAGCGAGCAAGTCTTCGTCGATCGGTTCAATTTCGCCGTCCAAGGCGAACTCGCCGTCGATGAAGTCACGGATTGCGACCAAGCGCTGTTGGCCATCGAGTACCTCCTGCTTGCGCGTTTGCACGTCCTCGATCACATGAATTGGAGGTACATGCCAGTCGCGAAGAACGCTGTCGACCAAGCGTTGCTTTTTGGTGCGAGACCACACCTCTCCACGTTGGAAGTCGGGCTGCAGATCGATATCGCCACTCTTTATACGCGAGACGATGGTTTCGATATCAGGGTCGGACGGTAGCAGGCGCATTTTCAGTCTCATATTGGCCGTTGCGTCGGAATTAGAGCCCCGTCGCAAGCCAGATTTCTCATGTTGTCTCGGGCGGCCTCGCGGTTGCTTCGAGATGGCGACAGATTTTGCCATATCAGCCGACCGAACTGCGGACGCCGCCACGAAGGCAATCGACGCATAAGGATTTCGCAGCAGCGCTATTCGAGGGGTGGTCGGAAAACGTCGACCGGCAAAAGATCGCTCCCGCCTGCCGATCCTGAACAGCTTTGACCGGGCCACGGCTGTTAAACCACCGCCGTGACTTGCGCGGTTGGGACAAAGTGTCTATCCTTTCGGCAAAGTAGGCGTCGTGCGCCTGCCTCGATAATCAGTCCGCTTCCCTTCTTTGGGGCAGCGGACTTTTTTTTGGAGTCGCGCATATGGTGCTCGGTCTGTGGTTGCTCAAGCTGCTCGGCTTCCCGTCCATCAGCGCCATCCAGATCACGAGCCTCCATCCTGGAGACTTGCTCGTGGTTCAGCTGCCCGAGAACGCGAGTACCGTGAACGCCCAGCAGATTCGCGAGCTGCTGAAAGATCGTCTGCCGTCGAACGTGAACTGCTGCGTAATGATAGGCGACGATATCCGCCTTAAGGTTGTTCGCGTCGTCAATCCCGCTGACCGTCCGCTTCAGCGGACGATCGGTGGCTAGGGAGTGAACATGCTTTCGATCGAGCAAGCGCGTGAAATGCGTCAAGGCGTGTCGCTAAAGGGTGACCGTAACCAGTGCGGTGAATGCGGCGAACTGTTCAACAGCGTGTACGCGTTCGATAAGCATCGGATCGGAACAGTCGGCGTCCACGAAGGTCCCGCCGCGCGTCGCTGCATGTCGCTCATCGAGATGCGGTTCTATGGCATGGCGAAGAACAACTTCGGATTCTGGGTAACGGATCGTATGTCGGTCGAGGATATCCAGCAGAAGAATTCGGTGATTGCAGCGAGGGACAGCACTCTAGAAACCACTGCTGGCCGGTGCCGGTAGTAGGACAGCCATAGCCATGTCAACGGCTCGTGGCATAGAGCCGGATCGTTCGATGTCCGACGATCAGCAGCGCCAGCAGGTACGCACGCGTGGCCGTGCGTGGCAACGCCTGCGCATGCGCCAGCTTCGAGCCCATCCGCTCTGTGCTGCGTGCCTCGATGCCGGTCTAGTCACGCAGGCCAACGAGGTCGATCACGTACTGCCCCTGTTCAAAGGCGGGACCGATCACCCGAGCAACCTGCAGTCGCTCTGCATGTCATGTCACGAGGCCAAGACCCGCGACGACCTCGGGCTGCGCGCCCTGGGCTGCGACCTGAACGGCGTTCCTGTCGCGCCCGCCGCGCCGAGCAAACGATGATCGCTCGCCGCCCGACTCCGGGGAGCCGACCCGGGGGGCGGTTTGTAACTTTTTTCGAAGCCTGCGGACACCTCGCGCGCTGGTTTATTTTTATGGCCGCTTTTCACGGCATAGGGGGTCGAATGACACCACGCATTGCGCAGCGCGCCGATAACGCGCAAGAAGTTGCGGCGGATCCGCGCGTAGACGCACCAGAATCGTCGCACACAGCTTCCTGGCCCGCAGCCGTCATCGAACGTCGTCCGCTCGCGCGGCTCGTCCCGTACGCGCGTAATGCGCGTCTGCATTCGGACGTACAAATCGCCCAGATCATGGCTTCGATGCGTGAGTGGGGATGGACACAGCCCATTCTCGTCAGCGAGACCAATACGATCATTGCCGGTCACGGCCGCGTCATGGCGGCGTTGCGGCTGGGTCTCGACGACGCGCCCGTGATCGTCGCGCGCGGCTGGTCCGATGCGAAGATCAGAACGTACGTGATCGCGGACAACCGCCTGGCCGAAAACGCATCATGGGATCGTGAGATGTTGGGCGCGGAACTTTCTGAACTGGGCGACGCGTTCGATCTTTCGCTGACCGGTTTCACGACCGGCGAAATCGATGCGATGACGATCAAGAACCTACCCGACTTGGGCGTCGAGTATGACGAGTCCGCAGCCGATCACGTCAAGTTCATCAAGTGCCCTGAGTGCGGACATGAGTTTCCGAGGTAAGACGCTATGGCCTATCCCGATCGATTGAACGAGGCATGGGCGGCGCACCTCGCACCGCGCGGGCCGAACGCGCCGACGGTCGTTTCGACGTTCGCCGGTTGTGGCGGTTCGTCGCTCGGCTATTCGATGGCCGGCTTTGAGGAAAGGCTGGCCGTCGAATGGAGCGAGAAACAGGCCGCGTCGTTCCGCGCGAACTTCCCGAACGTGCCGCTCTACCTGGGCGATATCGCGGCACTGACCGACGACGAAGCATTGCGCATGGCGAAGCTGGTACCGGGCCAACTGGACGTGTTCGACGGCTCGCCACCCTGCCAAGGTTTTTCGACGGCGGGTTCGCGCAAGTTCGATGACGGGCGCAATCAACTGTTCCTCGAATTTCTGCGACTGCTGCGCGCGTTCAAACCGAAAGCGTTCGTCATGGAGAACGTTCGCGGGATGGTCATCGGCAAGATGCGTGTGATCTTCGCGGACATCATGAAGCAGCTGAAAGACGCGGGCTATCGCGTGTCGGCGCGGATCCTGGTCGCGGGACACTACGGCGTGCCGCAGATGCGCCCGCGCATGATTCTGGTCGGGATCCGGAACGATCTGGCGCCCGTGGCGCAGCCGTCGCATCCGCTGCCGTTTGCGATCGCGCCGACCGTGCGCGAGGCGTGGCACGGGCTCGTCAACACGCCCGAAGAATGCGCGGTCGCGCGCTTCGGCGAAAACCGGATCGTGCATCGTCTGCTCTACCGCATGGCACCGGGCGAAAGCGGCGACAAGTACCACCCGAACAAGCAGCTTTATGGGCTGCATCGGCTCGATCCGGACAAGCCGAGCCCAACGCTACTGCGCAACGGCGGCGCAGGCGGCGCGTGCGAGGCTTGCCATCCGAGCGAACATCGGCGCATAACGATCGCAGAGGCCAAACGCCTCGCGTCGTTTCCTGATGCGTTCGTGCTGCGTGGAAGTTTCGAGGAACGATGGGCGGCGATCGGCAACTGTGTCCCGCCGATGTTCATGCGGGCGATCGCGTCGCACGTTCGACGTCTGATCGAACAGGCGACGTCACACGCCGAGGAAGATCATGCCGCAACCACGTAAGCCGACAGCCCTGCGCATCATCGAGGGCAACCGCGAAAAGCGGCCGCTACCGAAGAACGAACCGAAGCCGCGGCGCGGCATCCCGAAACCGCCGCCGCATCTGATCGGTTACGCGCTCGAGGAATGGGAGCGCATCACGCCGGAACTCCACGTCTCGGGCATCTTGACGACGATCGACGGCGCGGTCCTGGCGGCCTATTGCCAAGCCTATGCGCGCTGGCGCGAGGCCGAGGAAGCGCTCGCGCGCATGAAGGCGCGCGACAAGCTGACGGCCGCGCTGATGATCAAGACGAAGAACGGCAACGCAATCCAGAACCCGCTGGTCGGCGTTGCCAATCGTTCGATGATGCTGATGCAGCGTTTCGCGAACGAGTTCGGCATGACGCCCGCGGGCCGCGCGCGTCTGGAAGTCGATCCGCATGACGACGGGCCACACAACAAAGCCGACACGTACTTCTGATCCGGTGCGCGCGTATGCGCGCGCGGTGTTGTCGGGTAAGTCGGTCGCGGGCCCGCACGTGCGCGACGCGTGCCGACGCTTCATTGGCGATCTGAAGTTTGGCCGAGCGCGAGGACTACGTTGGGACCTGAAGGCGGCGCAGCGTGCGATCGACTTCTTTCACGACGTCCTGCATCTGAACGGCGGCGAATTCGAGGGCAAGCCGTTTGCGCTGCTGCCGTGGCAACAGTTCGTCGTCGGTTCGATCTTCGGCTGGAAGCGCGACGACGATACGCGACGTTTTCGCGAGGTCTACATCGAGGCCGGCAAGGGTTCTGGAAAATCGCCGCTCGCCGCAGGCATTGGGCTTTATATGCTGGTCGCCGACGGCGAGGCGCGCGCCGAAGTCTATGCGGCCGCCACCCGCCGCGATCAGGCGATGGTGCTTTTCCGCGATGCCGTCGCGATGGTGCAGCTGTCGCCCGCGCTCGCATCCCGCACGACGCTATCCGGGCGCGACGACCGTGTATGGAATATCGCGTACATCAAGTCCGGTTCGTTCTTCCGGCCGATCGCGTCGGACGACAGCGGCCAGAGCGGACCGCGCCCGCACTGCGGACTGATCGACGAGGTTCACGAGCACAAAAGTCCGACCGTGATCAACATCATGCGAGCCGGCAAGAAGGGACGCCGCCAGCCGCTAATTTTGATGATTACCAACAGCGGCTTCGATCGAACATCGGTTTGCTATGAACAGCACGAGTATGGTTCGCGCGTCGCGTCGGGCATGGTCGATGACGACGCGTACTTCGCTTATGTCTGCGCCCTGGACGAAGGCGAGGAACCGTTCGATGACGAGGCGTGCTGGATCAAGGCGAATCCGTCGCTCGGCTCGACCATCGAAAACAACTATCTGCGCGAGCAGGTTCGGCAGGCGCGCGGCATGCCGTCGCTCGAATCGACCGTGCGCCGGCTGAACTTCTGTCAGTGGGTCGATGCGGCCGATCCTTGGATAAGCGCAGATCTGTGGTGCAAGTGCGAAGTCGGCGCTCCGCCGATCGCGCAGCCCGCGAGCGTGGACGGAGCGGATGGAGAATCCAAGTGGGCGCGGGTCGTCGAGGACGCGCAGCGCGAACGCGACGCGCTGTTCGAACGCATGAAAGGCCGGCGCACTGCAGGCGGTCTCGATCTGTCGGGTACGCGCGACTTGACCGCGCTTGCGATCGCGTGCGAGCAGGACGATGGCAGTGTCGATGCGCTCGTCGAGTTCTGGACGCCGAAAGACACGCTGCGCGATCGCGCCCAGCATGACCGTGTGCCATATGAAGCGTGGGTGAAAGCGAATTTTCTGCACGCAAGCAAGGGGCGCGCGGTCGATTACGGAGACGTCGTGCGCCGACTCGCCACGCTCGATGCAGAATTCGCGATCGGCGGGATCGCGTTCGACCCATATCGCATCAAGTACTTCGAGCGCGACCTCGACGACGAGAGCTTGTCCATCAAACTGATCCCGCATGGACAGGGGTTTTTCAGGGCGGCCGAGTCGGGGCTGTGGATGCCGCGCTCGATCGAACAGATGGAACAGCTTGTGTTCGAACGCAAGCTGCGCGTCGCCTTCAACCCGTGCCTGAGATGGAACGTGTTGTCGACGGTCACGGAGACGGACGCGAAGAACAACCGCATCTTCAACAAGCGGAAAGCCACGGGCCGGATTGACGGACTCGTGGCGCTGACTATGGCTGTCGCCTTGCTGCTCGAAGGAAAGAACGAGCGCGAGCCCGAATATCAAATCTTTTTTGTCGGCTAACGGAGGTCGATATGAAGCTCGAACGCGCTTACACGCTGCTCGAAGTGCGCGGCATTGATGACGACGATCGGCACATCGAAGGCATCGCCAGCACGCCCACGCCCGACCGTTACGAAGACGTGGTCGAACCGCTCGGCGCGAAATACGCGCTGCCGATGCCGCTGCTCTGGCAGCACCGCAGCGATGCGCCGGTCGGACACGTCGAGTTCGCCAAGCCGGGAAAAGACGGCATCCCGTTCAAGGCGCGCATTCTGAAGCTCGACGAACCGGGCTCGCTCAAAGACCGCCTGGACGAAGCATGGCAGTCGGTCAAGCTCGGTCTGATCCGCGCCGTCTCGATCGGCTTCCGGCCGCTCGAATATTCGATGATCGACGGCGGCGGCTTGCGCTTCCTCTCGTGGGAGTGGCTGGAACTGTCGCTCGTCACGATCCCCGCCAACGGCGAGGCAACCATCAACGTAGTGAGAAGCATCGACGCCACGGAACGGGCCGCGTCTGGTCACGGTTCCTCGACGATCGAACGCCCCGCGTCTCATATCGTGCGGCTGCACGATGACCCCACTTCGCGCGCTCGCGAACCCTTCGTTATTCAAACCATTCACCGGAGCGTGAAATGAAATTCTCGATTCAGGAACAGATCGCGGCCTACGAAGCGCGCCGCGCCACCGCGAGCGCGCGCATGGTGGAAATCATGGAAGCATCGGCCGAGGCCGGCGCGACGCTCGACATCGCCCAGCAGGAAGAATTCGACGGGCTGCAAGACGATCTGCAAGCGATCGACGGCCATATCACGCGGCTGAAATCGATCGAGGCGCAGGCGGTTCGTACCGCGTCGCCGATCATCGTCACCGACACGTCGAGCGCATCGACCGTGCGCGGCGGCGTTCCGGTCGGTCCCGCGCGCAGCGTAACCGTGCAGCGCAACTTGCCGAAAGGCACAGCGTTCACGCGCTACGCGATCGCGCTGATGCGCTCGCAAGGCAACCTCATGCAGGCGGTCGAGGTCGCGCGCCACTGGCACGACAGCACACCGGAGGTCGAACACGTGCTGCGCGCAGCCGTCGCCGCGGGCACGACGACCGATCCCGCCTGGGCTGCGCCGCTCGTCGATTATCAGAACATGACCGGCGAGTTCATCGAACTGCTGCGCCCCGAAACGATCATGGGCCAGATTCAAGGATTCCGGCGCGTACCCTTCAATATCAAGATGCCCGCGCAGGTTAGCGGATCGTCGGCGAACTGGGTCGGCGAAGGTGCGCCGAAGCCGGTCAGTGCGCTGTCGTTCAATACCGTCACGCTGGGTTTCAGCAAAGCGGCCGGCATCGTGGTCATGACCGATGAACTCGTGCGCTTCTCGAACCCGTCTGCGGAAGCGATCGTCCAGCGCGACATGATCGCGACTATCGCGCAGTTCCTTGATATACAGTTCATCGATCCGGCTGTAGCGGCCGTTGCGAACGTTCATCCGGCGTCGATCACGAACGGCGCACCGAACATTCCGGCCAGTGGCGTGACTGCCGACGATCTGCGGCAGGATATCGGCACGCTGTTCGCGATGTTCGTACAGGCGAACATGTCGATCCGCGGCGCGTACTGGATCATGGACCCGATCATGGCGCTGTCGATCGGCATGCTATCGAACGCGCTCGGTCAAGCCGAGTTCCCCGGCATCAACATGAACGGCGGCATTTTCTTCGGCCTCCCGGTAGTTGTTTCCTCGAACGTCCCGCATCACACAAGCACGGGCGAAAGCGATCCGGCCACGACCATGATCGTGCTGTGCCTGCCGAGCGAAATCCTGCTGGCGGACGATGGCGGCGTCGCGCTCGATGCGTCGCGCGAAGCAAGTCTGCAACTCGACAGCGCCCCTGTCGCCGGCGCGACGCAACTCGTCAGCCTCTGGCAGAACAACATGATCGCGTTGCGTGCGGAACGCTTCATCAACTGGCAACGCCGGCGCGCGCAGGCCGTCGCCTATATCTCGGGCGCGCGCTATGGCGGTAACTTCATCATCCCGAAGCCGCCCGTGACTGACGGCGAGGAAGGCACGAACGGCGAACCCGTCGCCGCTCGCGATACGGCCAACGTCACGACGTCGCGCAGCTGATCGAACGACAGACGCGGGTTTAGGACATCGGCGGAAAGTCCCGCGCCGATGTCTTTTTTTTCGATGGAGATGAGGCGATGAATGTCAAAGCGAAGATCCGTTTCAACTACGGGAAAAAGCAATACATGCCCGGCGACGAAATCGAGATGGACGACAAGGATGCGAAGCTGCTCGCGGCGGCCGGTCGGATCACGCTCGACGACGACGTGACGACGAACCCAAAAACGAACCAGAAACGCACTGGAGACGCCCGCGCACCGGCGAAGCGAACCGTAGCGGCCGAGCGGCCGGAAAATGCTGGCGGCGCCAGACAGCCGGTTCCTGAGCGCTCCGCGCCGGCCGACGACGACGCGAAAGGCGGAAAAAAATCGCGCAGCGGATACAAACGGCGCGACATGCGCGCGACTGACACGCGCGAGGACTCGGGTGAAACCGGGGATGAATGATGCGACTCCTGGGCTTCGATATCACGTTCTCGCGAGCGTCGCGCCCGAAAGCGCCCGCGCCGATGGACGGTCACGCCGTGGGAAGCGGCGTGCTCGGTCCGTTCGGCTCGGGCGGCTGGTGGCCGCTGATCGTGCGCGAGTCGTTTTCGGGCGCATGGCAACGAAACATCGAAGTGCGACCCGAAACGATCCTTGCGTATCACGCGGTCTATGCCTGCATCACGCTTATCAGCGCAGACGTGGGCAAGCTCGCGGTGAGGCTGATGAAAGAAGACGGCGAAATCTGGCTCCCGACCCAATCGCCGGCGTTCTCGCCCGTGCTGCGCAAACCCAATCGCTACCAGAACCATATCCAGTTCATCGAGAACTGGATCATGTCGAAACTGACACGCGGCAATACCTACGTGCTGAAGGAGCGCGACCAGCGCGGCATTGTCGTCGCGCTCTACGTGCTCGACCCGTCACGCGTGCGTCCGCTCGTGACCGAGGACGGCGGCGTCTATTACCAACTCGACATCGATCAGCTTGCGGGCGTTGTGCCCGATCGCGACGGCCAGACGATCGTCCCGGCAAGCGAAATCATTCATGACCGGATGAACTGTCTTTTCCATCCGCTGGTCGGCACTTCGCCGCTGTTCGCGTGCGCGCTCGCCGTCCGTCAGGGGCTCGCAATCCTCAACGACTCGGCCGCGTTTTTCGAGAACGGCGCGGAACCGGGCGGGATTCTGGTCGCACCGGGCGCAATCAGCGACGAGACCGCCAAACGCCTGAAAGACCGCTGGGAAGAAAACTACGGGGGATCAAATCGCGGCCGCATCGCCGTCTTGGGCGACAACCTGAAATACGAACCGCTGACGATGACTGCCGTCGATGCGCAACTGATCGAGCAGCTTCGCATGACGAGCGAAATCGTCTGTTCGGTGTTCCACGTCCCCGGCTACATGATCGGCGTCGGCACAGCTCCAACTTACAACAACATCGAATCGCTTTCGCAGAACTACTACTCGCAGTGCCTGCAATCGCTGATCGAGTCGTTTGAACTCTGCATGGATGAAGGGCTTTCGCTGCCCGACAACTACCGGACGGAACTCGACCTCGACGGCCTGTTGCGCATGGATACCGCGACAATGGTCAAGACACTGACCGAAGCCGTCGGCGGAGGCATCGTGGCCCCGAACGAGGCGCGCAAGAAACTGAACCTGCGGCCGATGAAAGGCGGCGACACGCCCTACATGCAGCAGCAGAACTACTCGCTCGCCGCGCTTGACGAACGCGATCGCGACAAACCATTCGCCAAGCCGAAACCGGGCGCCGGCGCGCCCGCGGGCGGTCAACCCGCAGGTACGACCGAGTCTACCGCCGACGACGAGGACGGCCGCGACACCAATCAGGAACGCGCCGCGCGCTGGCTCGACAAGCTGCTGGCGGGATTGACCGGAGATAACGACCATGCGTGACGTGACCCGGATCCCCGATGAATTGCTGAGCGTAATCGCGCGCGCGATCCGACTGCACGTCCAAAGCTATTGTGCGTCCTTCGCCGCGCGCATCGATGCGCTCGAAAGGGCCGAAGCGCGTGAACCTGTGGTGAACGTGACGAGCTTTCCTGTCAAGGACCATACCGAATCCATCGATAATCTGCGCCGCACGCAGGAAGTACAAGACCGGCAGGCGTCCGAGGACCGCCGAGCCCTAGATCGTTTGCTTAGCAGCTTCGAGGGCATCAACGACCGCGTCAAGACGCTTGAGACTCGGGAACCTGTCGGGAACTCGCGGATTTCCCCAGTCAAGGACCATACCGAGTCGATCGACAATCTGCGGCGCACGCAGGAGACACAAGGCCGGCAGGCGTCGGAGGACCGCCGAACGCTCGATCGATTACTTAGCAGCTTCGACGGCATAGGCGAGCGGGTGAAAGCACTTGAGACTAAAGAATCCGTCCTGAACGCGACAAGTTTTGCTGTTAAGGAGCTTACAGAGTCCATCGATAGTCTACGGCGCACGCAAGAGACACACGACCGAAAGGCATCCGAAGACCGTCGCACGGTTGATCGTTTGCTTAATAGCGTAGATGGCATGAGGGAGCGCTTCAAAACTCTAGAGACTCGCGAACCCGTCGTGACAACGACTAGCGCTCCTGTCAAAGACCATACCGAGGCGATAGACAGCCTGCGCCGCGCGCACGAAGAATACGTTCGACAGGCCGTCGAAGATCGGCGTTCGATCGACCGGCTGCAGGGCGGGATCGATGCACTGGGCGAACGCTTTGCCGAGCGCATCAAGGCGCTGGAAATCCGTCCGGTCTTAATCCCGAGAGACGGCGAGCCCGGGCGCGACGCGTTCGAAATCGACGTGCTGCCTGTGATCGACTTCGCGCGCGACTATCCGCGCGGCGCGCTCGCGCAGCATCAGGGCGGCATCTGGCGCGCGCACGCGAACACGCACGGCGAACACGGCTGGTCATGCGTGGTCGATGGCATCGCGAAAACGTTCGTCTCGATGGACAGCGAGCGCAGCTTTACCGTGCATATCGAGCGCGCGAGCGGCGCGCACGAGACGGCATCGTTCGCGCTGCCCGTCATGATCTATCGCGGCGTGTATCACGCCGGCGAGACGTATCGATGCGGCGACGTGGTGACGTGGGCGGGCTCGCTCTGGCATTGCAACGCGACGACCGACACCAAGCCCGACGCGGGCGGCGACGCGTGGACGCTGGCGGCCAAGCGCGGGCGCGACGGTAAAGATGCGCCGATGCGCGTCGTTGGGGGGACCGCAGCATGAACGGCGACCTTGTGACGATCGACGAAGCGCGCGCGGCGCTCAGGCTCGATGACGACTTTCCCGATCTGACGATCCAGCTTGCGGTCACGAACGCGAGCGATTCGGTCGTTCAGTATCTGAAGCTGAAAGAGCCCTACACCGACGAGAACCCGCCGCCGCCCAACGTCAAGCAGGCGACGCTGCTGCTCGCGGGCATCTTTATGCGCGATCCCGATGGCGTCGAAGCGCAGACGTGGGAACAAGGCTATCTGCCCTGGACGGTTTGCAATCTGCTGCATCAGCGGCGCGATCCGGCGATGGAATAGCGATGGCGACTAAGACAACCGGGATGGCGGGCGGCCCGCTTCGTCATCGCGTGCAGCTTCAGGCGCCGGTCGTGCAGATCGACGACGAAACGGGCGAACCCGTCATCACGGACTGGATCGACAAGGGCACGCCTGTATGGGCCGCAGTCGAGCCCGTCAGCGGACGTGAATGGCTTCTATCAGCGGAGTTCCGCGAAGGCGTGACGACGCGCATCCGCATCCGCTGGCGCGACGATATCGATTCGACGTGGCGCGTCATCCACGCGCGCAAGACCGGCCAGACGATCTACAACATCGATGCGGTTCTGCCGCGCTACGAGGGCATGTCTGAACTGCAACTGATGTGCAACAGCGGCATCGCAACCCAAGGGGGCCAGCCATGATGTCAATCAGCGAAGTCAAGGGACTGAAGGAACTCGATGCGTTCCTCGCGACCTTGCCCGAAGAAATGCAGCGCTCGATGCTCGCGGGGAGTCTGCGCGACGCGGCGAAGCCCGTCATGGATCAGGCGGCGCTTAATGTGCTGATGCTGTTCGGCGGCAAGCCGCGATCGAGCGGCGTGCTGTTCTCGCATATCACGCGCAGCAAGTACAAACGCACCGGCTATGCCGCGCGTGTGAACGTCACGATTAAGCGGCCGCGCGGCGCGGCAGCGAAAGCCCCGCAGACAATCAACGGCGTACGCAAGCCCTACGGACAGGACGCGTTCTATGGGCGCTTCCTCGAGTTCGGCACGTCCAGGATGCAGGCGCGTTCGTGGCTGCGCCCGGCTGCGATCGCGAAGCAGGACGAATCCGGCCGCACGTTCAATCGCGCCTTGCAGAAACGCATGCTTGCGTGGTGCAAGAAAAACGGCGTGGTCTACAAGCCCGGACTTTGATGCCATGACCGAAGACGAACTGTTCGTCGCGCTCGATAGCGCGATGCCTGGGCGCGTATTTACGCCGATCGCGCCCGCGCATGCCGTCGAGCCTTTCATCATCTATCAGGACGTGACCGCGCAGATGCAACACACGCTGTGCGGCTTTGCGTGTCTCGCCCAAGTGTTCTGGCAGGTCGACAGCTACGCGCGCACGCGTCGCGAAGCGAAGTCAAATATACAGCGCGTCATGGCTGCGCTTTGCGCGTGCGACCCTCAACCAACGTTCGACAACCCTCAGAGCCTGTACGAAATCGAAACGCGGCTTAACCGTCGCATGGTTCAAGTCATCACTTGGGACGACTCATTCGGAGAGACACCGTGAAAAAAGCTATTTCCGCACAAGGGACTCGCATGTATCTGGAAGACCTTGAAAGCGCCGCCTATGCAACAGGTCAGATCGTGTCCGCGAGCGCCAGCGAACCGGTCTATGTCGTCCTCGATGACGTCAGCACGGTGAAGAACGGCGAACCGATTCATATCACGGGTAGCGGCTGGATGTCGATCGACAATCAGGCATTCGTGATTCAAGACCTCGATACCGATGCGAAAACGGCCGCTCTCTATGGTAGCGACGCGAGCGGCGAGACGGTCGACTTCGCCGACCTCGCGATGTGGTCACTCAGCACGTTCGTCGATCTGTGCGCGCGTACCTACTCGATCCAGCAGACGCCCGCAACGAGCATCGACACGACGACACTATGCGACGACGAAAAAACCTCGCTCGTGGGCTTTCGTGATCCGGGCTCGTTCACCTTCGATTTTTTCATCGATCCGACCGACTCCAACTATCTCGCACTTCTGAACGCATACGACGATGGCGAGGAACGCATGCTCGAAATCGTGTATCGCAACAAGGCGGTTCGCACCTTGCCCGTGATCGTTCAGAGCGTCAGCGAAACAGGCGGCGTCGATCAGGCCGTGGCGGGTTCATGCACGATGAAGATCACTGGCGCGCCAGTGCTGACGCAACCGCCCGACAGCAGCCAGCCGGTCGAGCAGTACAACCTAAGCGTTGCGGTCACGCCCGCGAGCGGCGATTCGCCTTTGCACGTCGATATGCAACTGACCGAAACCGGCGGGGCCGCGGCGAAATACGCGATCGACTGGAAAGATGGCAGCGCGCTCGAAACGCTGGTCGGCTCCAAGACGACAACGCATGTCTACAACGCCGAAGGCAGCTATACCGCGTCCGTCTCCGCGACCGTGGCGGGCAAAACCCAGCCGGCCGTCAATGCCAATCCTGTCACCGTCGCGCCGGGCGCATAGGGAGCCAAGCCGATGAACGATCTAAGTCAAGAACCGCCGCCGCCGTTCCACTTCGATAACCAGGACGAAGTCGTACCTACACGCTATTTGGGGCGGCTCACGCTGCACGACGTTGGCTTCGAGCGCGTCGAGGCGATTCTCTACGAGGAAGGCCGGCGCAACGAAACAGACGACGACGCAGCCAAGCGAGCGATGATGGATCGCGCGATCAAGCGGTTAATCGTCGAGACCGTCACAGGCGAAAACGGCGAGCGCTTCACCGGCGACGAGAAGCTACCGGGCCGACTCATGATGGACATGATGAAGCTGCGCCGCGCGATCGTGCATTTGTACGGGCTCGATCAAGACGAAGTAAAAAACGAATGACCGCGCCCGCCACGCGCATCGTCTTTGCAGTCGCATCGCATCTGCATATGACGGCGGGCGCGGTTCGTCGAAGTATGAGCAGCTACGAACTCATGTGCTGGTGGTATCTGCTCAACGAAGCGCGCGCACCAGCAGCACCGGCCCAAGCCGACGACGCGCCGCTCGTGCTCAGCGTCGAAGCTGAAATAGCGGCGTGGCCGTCCTAGCAAGGTAAACTCAGGGGAACCGATATGGCATCAGCAGGCAGTATCGTTTTCGAACTGGCCGCGGACGTCTCACGGCTGCGCACCGATCTAGGCAAAGCCGCGAAGGAAATGACGAGCGCGCTGGACGCGATCAAAAAATCGACGGCGGCCACGGCGGTCATGACCGGCGCCGAGTACGCGATGAACTTCGCGAAGGGCTTCGCCGATAAGATCACGGCCGCGATCGATCAGGCCGACGCAATGGGAAAGCTCGCGCAGCGCATCGGCACCAGCACCGAAGCGATAAGCGGGCTGAATTATGCGGCGGGCTTCGCGGGCGTCAGTCTCGACGATCTGACCACCAGCTTTAAAGGGCTCAATAAAGCGCTGCTCGATTCGCGCGATCCGGCCAGCGACGCGGCCGCTGCGTTCAAGGCGCTGGGTCTGAACGCGGCGCAGCTGCGCGCGATGGACCCAAGCGAAGCGTTCAACAAGATCGCAACCTCAATGTCGGGGTTCAAGGATGGCGCGGAGAAAGCAGCCGTCGCCACCGCGCTATTTGGCAAGCAGGGCCAAGCGCTGATCCCGCTACTGAATCAGGGTGCGGAAGGCATCGCCAAAGCGACCGAAGAAGCCCGCAAGATGGGGTTGATCGTCAGCGACGAGACCGCCGCGGCGATGGGGGATCTGAACGACGATATCGAACGCTTTCACAAGCAGAGCGAAGGCGCGGCCGCGATACTCGCGCGCGAACTTCAGCCCGCGTTCCACGAAGTCATCGAGGCGATGAAAGAGGCGCAGACCGAAGGGACAACGTGGAACACGGTATTGACCGGCATCGCGATCGTTGCTAAAGCCGTGATCGGCACGCTGGTTGGCATCGCCGGCACGGTCACGGCGCTGGGCCAACTCATCATGGGTTTTGCGCGCGCGCTCAATCAGCCGATCAGTGCCGAGGGCTTTAAAAACGCCGGCAAAGCGATCGCGGATTCGCAGACCGCCGCGCAGAAAACTATCGCGGGCACGGAAGAACGCATAGCGAAAATCGTGCATATCCAGACCGCCGCCGAGAAAGAAGCGGCCGCGCTATCGAACGCCTGGGGCATCGTCGCCAAGCGCGCCGAGGCGAGCGGTAAAGCTACGCTCAACTATTCGGGCGAACTCGACAAGAACGCGGCCATGCATAAGAAGGCAAAAAAGGAAGTCGACGAGTACGCGAACATGCTCGAAAAGCTGCAAGAGGAATATCGCAAGACCGCCGCCGAGGGCGACGCGATGAAAGAGCTTGTGACCGATCCGAAGTATCAGGCGATGACCGAAGATCAACAGGCCAATCTGCGCGCATGGATCACGGCCAATATCGATCTGAAAAACGCGATCGCGGCGCGTGCCGAAGTTCAGGAGAACGCCGCGAACGACGACGCGCGGCAGGCCGAGGACGCGGCCGCACGCTGGCGCGCCGAGGAAGATCACGCCAAATCGGTATGGGATTGGGCCGAGCAGCAGCGGCGCGCCGTCGATCCGATGATCGAATATAACGAGCAAGTCGATCTGCTCAACGAGGCATTGAAGGAAGGCGCGATACCCACGACCGAAGAATATCTCGCCATCCTGCAGAAGATCAACGACACCTACGACCAGTCTGTCGACAAGACCGATCCGTACCTGCAAAAGATGGAAGAACTCGAAAAGGCGATCGAGGGCTTCGGCAAGAAATCGAGCGATGCGTTCGTTGACTTCATCTTTGCGACGAAAGACGCGAGCGTATCGTTCGGCGAGATGGTCACGTCCATCCTAAAAGACATGGCGAAAATGCTGGTCTATCAGAACGTGTTCAAGCCGATCTTTTCCGGCATCAGCAAGGGCGCGACCGACCTCGATTGGGGCAGTCTGTTCCGGCAAAGCGGCGGGCCCGTCTCGAAAGGCGAGGTCTATCGCATCAACGAAATCCCTGGGCGCGCCGAGTACTTTATCCCGAACGTGCCCGGCAAGATCGTGACCGATGCGAACGCGGGCATCGGCGGCGGTGCGAACGTCACGGTCAACGTGCATATGTCGAAAGACGATCGCGCCACGCAGGACACGACCGCGAGCGACCGGCAGGCGGCCGAACTCGGCAATCGCATCGCGACGGTCGTGCGCTCGGTCATCTCTCAAGAGAAGCGCACGGGCGGGCTGCTCGCGTCGCCCCGATAGGAATCCCATCATGACTATTCCCGCCACGGTCACGCCGTTGACCGGGATCATGCGCGACCGTCTGAAGCTGATCCGCACCGATCCGCAGCTGATCGCGCCGCTCGATGCGTCGGGGCTCGTGTTCAAGTGGTGCGTGACCGAAGCGAACTACGACCTCGAACCCAAGATCGTCAAAGCGCAGTTTGGCGATGGCTACGCGCAGCGCAGACCGGCCGGCATCAATACGCAAGCCTGCATGTGGGCGCTGACGATGAAGAACCTCGACGCGGCCACGACCGGCGACGTGGTCACGTTTCTGTCGGCGCGCAATGGCGTCGAGATTTTCAACTGGACCCCGCCGCGTCAGATCGTCGAAACGCCGGTCGTACAGAACGTCATCTGTCCATCGTGGAACCTCGCTTACGGCCAGATGATCGCGGACGGTTCGCTGCTCTATAACCTGTCGTTCCGCTTTGAGCAGGTGTTTCTATGAGCGTCAAGGGCGATGTTCAGGGGCTGCATCCAACTGCCGTGATCGAGCTATACGTGCTCGATCTGACGCGCTACACGCCGCAGACGCTGCACTTTCACGCCGGCACGAACAAGCTCGGCGGCGATGTGATCTGGCAGGGCCTGACCTACGTTCGCTATCCCGTGCGCGCGACCGGCTTCGAGTGGAAAGGTCAAGGCACGCTGCCGCGTCCGCGCTTCGCCGTCGCCAACGTAACCGGCATCGTCTCGGCGATGTGCCACCAGTACAGCGATCTGGTCGGGTGTCCCGTCACGCGCAAACGCACGCTCGCGCGCTATCTCGATGCGGCCAACTTCCCGAACGGCAATCCGTTCGCGAATCCCGACGACGCGTTCGCCGACGACATATTCGCGATCAACCAGAAAGTCCGCGAGTCGGTCGATGTGATCGAGTTCGAGTTGGCGACGCCGCTCGACGTTGAGGGCGTGCAGATGCCGCGCCGGCAGGTTATCGCCAACGCCTGTCCGTGGCGCTATCGCGGCGACGGCTGCGGCTATGCGGGTCCGCCCGTGGCCGATATCAACGACAACCCGACGAGCGACCCGGCCAGCGACCAGTGCGGCAAGCGGCTGAAGTCGTGCCGGCTGCGCTTCGGTAACGGCTGGCTGCCGTTCGGCGGCTTTCCCGGTGCAGGTCAATATCGGACGTGAGGCTATGAAAGACGAAACGCTGGCGCGCGTGGTCCCGTACGTCATCATCCACGCGAACGCCGAAGCGCCGCGCGAGTGCTGCGGCGTGGTCGTTCTGAAAGACGCCGATCTGGTCTATGTCGCATGCCGCAACATCGCGACCGATCATGAACATTTTCTGATCGCGGGCGGCGACTATGCGCGCGCCGAGGATACCGGCCGCGTCATGGCGATCGCGCATTCGCATCCGTACATCGCGCCCGAACCCTCGCTCGCGGATCGTATCGGCATCGAGCGGACCCGCCTGCCGTGGCTGATCGTGAATATCCCGGTGGGCTCGTTCACGATCACGCGGCCGAGCGGCTACAAAGCGCCGCTGCTCGGCCGCCCGTTCGTGCATGGCGTCCATGACTGTTACGCGATCGTGCGCGACTGGTACGCGCAGCACGGCATCGATCTGCGCGACTATCCGCGCGCGTTCGGCTGGTGGGACGATCCGTATGGCCCCGATCTGTACCGCGATAACTTCGCGAAGGAAGGCTTCGTCGAGGTCGATCGCGATCATCTGCAAGCGGGCGATCTGCTGTTGATGAATATCCGCGCGCGTCGCGACAATCACATGGCCGTGTACCTGGGCAACGGCGTGATCCTTCATCATCTGATCGGACAGGTATCGCGGCGCGAGACGTATCAGGAGTTCTATCAGCGACGCACGACCGCCGCGCTGCGCCACAAGGTATTCATGCAGGGAGCCTCGCCATGCTGACCATAAAGCTCTACGGCGAGTTGGGCGCGCGATACGGCAGAACCTATAGGCTCGACGTGCGCAACCCAGCAGAGGCCGTCCACGCGCTCTGTACGCAGCTTCGCGGACTGCGGCAGTACTTCATCGAGCACGGCGCGCAGAAGTTCCGCGTGCGCGGCGTGCAGGACTATGACGAAGCGAACCTGCATCATCCGCAGAGCGCGGGCGTGCTGAAGATCGTCCCGTACATCGAAGGCGCCGGCGCGTGGGGCAAGATCATCGGCGGCGCTGCGCTCGCGGTCGCGGGTCTGTTTATGCCGGGCGTCGGCGGCATGGTCACGAGCATGGGGATCGCGCTCGCCCTGGGCGGCGTTGCGCAGATGCTCGCGCCGCGAGCGAAAGCGACGGCCACGCCCGAGAAGGAGGAAAACCAGCCGTCGCTCGCGTTCGATGGCTCGGTCAATACGATGGGTCAAGGCGGGCCGGTGCCGCTCGGCTATGGCCGTCTGCTCGTCGGTTCGCAGATCATCAGCGTGGGCTTCTCGACCAATAACGAGGTCGTGATTCGATGATGCATATCTCTCTACTCGAACCGCCGATCGCGGGCGCTGGTGGCGGCGGTGGCAAGGGCGGCGGTAGCGGCGGATCGACCGCGCCCGTGGAAGCGCCCGATAGTCTGCGCTCGATCCAGTATGCGCGCGTCATCAACCTGATCTGTGAGGGCGAAGTCGAAGGCATCGTCGGCGATGCGCAAGGCATCTATTGCGACGACACGCCCTCGCAGAACAAGGACGGCACTTGGAACTTTTCGGGCGCGGCCGTCGAGTGGCGAAGCGGCACGGCATCGCAGCAGCCGATCACGGGATTCTCCGCGACCGAAAGCGAAAGCTCTGTCGGCGTGCAGGTGACCGCCGCGGCCCCGGTCGTGCGCTCGGTCACGAACCCGAACATGACCGCGTTTCGGATCACGCTCGGCTTTCCCACGCTGACCACGCTCGATCCCGCGACCGGCAATCTCGACGGCGCGAGCGTGACGATCGGCATCGATGCGCAGCGCAACGGCGGCGGCTTCCAACGTCTGTACACAGACACGGTCGCGGGTAAGACGACCAGCCGCTATCAGCGTTCGTATCGGATCGATCTGCAGTCGCGCTTCGGCGCGATCGGCGGCACGTTCGATTTTCGTGTGGTACGTGTCACGCCCGACGCGACGACGACTTACGTCACGGACAAATTCCAGTGGGAGACGATGACCGAAATCGTCGACAACATGCTGATGTATCCGTACTCGGCATTGTGCGGCGTGCAGATCGATGCATCGACGTTCAAGGCGATCCCGAAACTCGCCTTCGATATCAAGATGCGGCGCATACAAGTGCCGAGCAATTACGATCCGGTTTCGCGGCTTTATACGGGCGTATGGGACGGCACGTTCAAAATCGCTTGGACCGACAATCCGGCGTGGATCGTGTACGACCTCGCGGTTACGCAACGCTTCGGGCTGGGCGGCTATCTGTCGGCGAACCTGATCGACAAATGGACGCTCTACACCATCGCGGAATATTGCGATGGGCTCGTGCCCGATGGCTTCGGCGGCAACGAGCCGCGCTATACCTGCAACGTGTACGTCCAGACCCGCACCGAAGCGATCAGCCTGCTTCAGCAGTTCGCGAGCATTTTTAACGGCGTGCTGTTCTGGACGGGCGGGACGCTATCGTTCGCCGCCGATATGCCGGGCGATGTGACGGTCAACTACAACCGCTCGAACGTGCTCGATGGCGTGTTTAACTACGTTGGCACGCCGCTTAATCAACGGCACACGACCGCGCTCGTCACGTGGAACGATCCGGCCAACATGTGTCAGCAGACCATCGAGTATGTCGAGGGCGATCAGGCGGGCATCAACCTATGGGGAATCCGCCCGCTCGAAGTACAGGCGCTCGGCTGCATCTCGCGCGGACAGGCGCATCGCATCGGCAATTGGGCGCTGCTGTCTGAACGGCTCCTGGGCGAGACGGTCACGTTCAAGACCGGCATCAACGCGGCGTGGTCCCGTCCCGGCGATATCTTTTCGACCACCGACGAAACGCGCGCGGGCCTGCGCATGGGCGGGCGCGTCCTCGAGGCGACCACGACGACGATCCGCATCGATGCGCCGATCACGGTCGGCATCGCGCAATTTTCCGTCATGCTGCCGAATGGAAAATTCGAGACGCGCACGACGACGAACGCCTACGGCGCGACCGATCGCGTGACCGTCGATCCGCCGTTCTCGGTCGCGCCGACACCGGGTAGCGTGTGGAGCTATCAAAGCTCGGACCTCGTCAACGAGCAGTGGCGATGCATCAGCGTCGCCGAAGACGACGACGGCAACATCGAGATATCGGGCGTTGCCTATCGAGGCGACAAGTTCGCCGCGATCGAGCAGGGTCTACAGCTGCAACCGCTGCCGACTTCGATCATCGATCCGTTTCATGTCGGGCCGTGTACCGAACTCAAAGTCACAGAGTCGAAGTACGCGATCAGTCCCGTGGTCGTCGGCGCGCGCGCGACGTTTTCGTGGCTCGCGCCCCTGGGCGCGGTGCGCTTCATCGTCGTTTATCAGAACGGCACCGACGCGCCCGTGACGATCGAAAGCGGCATGTCGAGCGTGGATATCCAGCCGACCGAGCAAGGGCCGTGGACGTTTACCGTGATCGCGCTGAACGCCATCGGCGTGCGCAGCCCGCCGGCGACGATACAGGTTCAGCTACGCGCGCTCAACCAGCCGCCCGGCGACGTGCAGGGATTCCAGCTTGATATCTATAACGACAGCGGACAGCTTTCGTGGCGCGCCGCGACCGACCTCGACGTGCAAGTCGGCGGCACGGTGCAGATCCGCTATTCGACGCGGCTGACGACCGCCGTGACGTGGGAGGAAGCGAGCCCGATCGCGCAGTTCGCGGGCTCGCAAACGAGCGGCTTCGCGCCGTTGATGAAAGGCACGTACCTCGCGAAGTTCGTCAACTCGTCGGGCGCGTATTCGACCAACGCCGCCTATGTCATCAGCACGACCGGCCCCTTGCGCGATTACAACCTCGTTGTCGACATGGCGCAGCAGTCGACGTTCGCGGGCCAGAAAGTCAATTGCGAGGTTCGAACCGGCGTGCTCTATCTGAGCCAGAACGCGGACCGCACGGCGGTCGCGACGCACGCGGAATACTACTTCACGCCGACCTCGATTGATCTGGCGAAGGTCTACACGATACGCTGCTCGGCCTATCTAGAAGGCGCGGTTTATGGGCTGCTCGATGACGTGGATTCGTGGCCGGACTTCGATGCGCGCCTGGACGTGGACGGCTCGAAGATCGACGAAGGCGGCGCGATGGTGATGGTCAGCCTGACCAACAAAGACCCGGCCACGGCGACGGCCGCCGACTGGAGTCCATATAAGCGGCTGGTTGTCTCCGATCTGACGTTCCGCGCTGCGCGCTTCATGCTGCAAGAGGTCGTCCCTGATCTGACCACCGGCATGGGGATTATCACGCTCGGCGTGAAAGTCGATGTGCCCGATCGGATCGAGTCGCGCAATAACGTTGCGATCGCGGCGGCCGGGACCGCGATCAAGTTCACAGTCCCGTTCAAGGATGCGCCCGCAATCTCGATCATTGCGCAAGGTCTCGCGTCGGGCGACAAGTGGACGATCACGAATCAGAGCGCAACCGGCTTTACGATCGCGTTCCAGAATTCCAGCGGGACCGGCATCGCCAAGACATGCGACTGGATCGCGCGCGGCTATGGATACGAGCACGTCGCGCTGGCCGGGATCGGCTATTACGATCTGCTCAATGCGGACCTCGATGTACTGATGGCGCAGCGTGCCGCAATCGGCCCCGTGATGCTGCGCGCCGACCAATGACGAAGGAGTAACGAACATGGCCCAAGTCCCGAGCTATCAGGTTCCCGCGCATCCGTCCGGGCTCGACATGCGAACGCAGCTGAACGCGATCGTGCTCGCGCTCGTCGGCGACAACAGCGGACCGACCGCGCCGACCGTAACGTATCCCGGCATGATGTGGGGCGACACAACTGCCATGCGCCTGAAGCGACGCACGAACGCCAACGATGCATGGATCGACCTGGGCCCGATCGACAATTTTCTGGCAGACGTCACGACGAGTGTTGCCGCGAAGGTAAACCGGGTCGGCGACACGATGACCGGCCCGCTTACCTTGTCGAGCACGGGCGCGATATCGATGCAACTGTTCATGAAGGCCGGCAGCTACGCGCCGCACTTCAGAAGCAATAGCACGTTACCCGGCTTCGAATGGGTCAACAACGCGAACAACGCCGTGCCAATGTACGTCACGGACGCGGGCGCGCTGACCGTCGCGACCAAGGTCAACGTGACCAGCGGCGACATTCAGACGAACGGTTACGGGCAGTTCGTCGCCGCGGGCGCGGCGGGTAACGCGCGCTGGCGTGCCGATGCCGCGATGGGTAACGGATACGGCGGCAGCGCCATAGGGAGCGGCTTCATCAACAGCGCGGGTAACGCGTGGAATCTGATGCTGCCCGACAACGGCAACTTTGGCTTTCGCGGGTTCTCGTTCAATGACATATCGCGCGTCGGCAACAACGGCGACTCGAACGGTTATCGAACCGTATTCGGCGCGGGCTGGGTTAAGCAGAACGAATATAACTACGGGGCCTATCACGACTTCATGCGGGTCGCGAGCGAAGACTACGCTTGGCGCATCCACTACAACTTTACGAACGCCTATCTCGAATTTCTGCGCAACGGGCAAGGCAATATCCAGTTTTCACCGGACGGCAATCTGTACTGTTCGAGCTTCGGCTGGATATCCGGCAAAGCGAACGCGGGCGCGCGCGTGCAATGGGATTCAGGCATCAACGAATGGGGGCCGATCAACGGACCGACGACGCTCGATATGGGCGCGCCGTGGGTCATGGAAGGCTGGCGCACGAACTCGAACGGTAACTGGGTCTCGGGCGCGCAGTGGATTCGTGGTGTATGTGTTCGGAATCAATAGCCATGACGAACGAAGAACTGTTTTACCTGTTGCAGAAGTTCTGGCCCAACACGATCAACGGCACGCATTACTTGACCGGGCATCGGCTCGATACCGAGGGCAAGCAGTTGGGCGAAGCGTTCCTGCAGTTCTGGCGCCTGTCTGATCCGCAGCCGTCGAAGGGGCAGCTGCTCGACTGGTGGACTCAGCACGGCGACGAGATTCGGGCGACGATCGCGGGCGTGCATCATCGCTGGGAGCGCGCTGAACGTCTGCTGCGCGCCGATGCGCTGGTCTATCGCGCCGAGGACGCCGGCGACGAAGCAGCCGCGAGCGCCGCGCGCAAGTATCGGCAGGCGCTGCGCGACGTGCCGCAACAGAAAGGCTTTCCGTTCACGTTCGATTGGCCCGTGCCGCCCGACGATAGCGAGGCCGAGAACGTCGCGCGACGCGATGCGGTTCTCGCGCACCTGGACAAAGCCGTCGCGCAGCCCGTACCGATCGCGGCCATGTCCGACGATCTGCTACCGCCCGTCACGCTGCTTAGCGTGAACGAGGACAACACGACCGGCCCCGCGCTCGAAGCGCCGCCGCCGCCAACGTATCAATACGGCAATCTTGAATCGAACCAACCCATGAAGCCGCCCGAACTGCGCAAGCCGATCGTGCCGCGGCTCGGCCCCGATGGCGTAGCGGCGGCCGATGACGGCGACGACGACGGCGAAGAACTGCCGCACGCGCCGGGCTACGAAGAATCGATTCCGCCCAATCACGGCGCATCCGATAGCACGATCCCGATCGAAGAAACGGCGCCGTTCCAGCCGAGCCCGCAACCGGCGCTCGATGCACCTGGACAACCGGACGTGCAAGCTGCGATCGCGCTCGCCGACGACCCGGCCGTAAAGCTGCGCGCGTTCCTGTCCGCGAATCCAGACGTTGTCACGTACATCGAAGAAAGCACGCCGATCGAACCGCAGCCCGACCCTAAGGCGGACGATACGGGCGGGACGACGCCATGACTCCGCACGTCAAGCGGATGCTGCGCGGCATCCTTGAGGCGGCCGCCGTGCTGATCGTGATGGGCGTGGGCGTGTACTTCGTCGTCACGGTTCTGAACGGATGCGTGGCCCAGCCGCCCGGCACGATGGCCGGCCATAACACGACCTTGCCGGCGCAGCCCGCCTGCCTGCTGTTCTGCTTCGCGGAAGTCAGATCGAGCATCGACTCGCCCATCCCGAACGGACCGACGCCCGACAAGAAGGGCAAGCCGACTCAGCCGTCTGTCGTCGTCCCGCCGTCTGTCATCAACTCTGCGCCGGCGACGACGACGCCGGCCGCGCCGCCGCCGATCAGTCCGCGACCATGAATCCGTCCGGATGCGCGGGCGATCGTTGCCACGTCCGCGCAGGCGGGAAAGAACCGGCCGACCCGGAGCCGGTGGATGTAATCCGGGGAATTTTTCACTTCGCGGCGCGGCGCGAACCGCGATCCGGGACGACCCCAGATGCCTAGAACGCGCCCATATCGGCGTGCCGCGTTCGTATTCGCGCGATCACGCGGGACGCTTCTGGCGCGTTCTGGCGCGACTCGCGTCAGAACGTGCTTTCTGCTCGGCGACGAGCTTTCTCAAGGGGGATGACGATGAAGGTCAAGATTGAAAATCAGGGTGACGACGCGATCCGCGTTATTGCAGATCACGACAACATCAACGATACGACGCTTGACGCGGGCGCGACGGAAGTCTTCAGGTCCGAGGACGAAGGCGTGATTGAGCTACGGGAGTTGGGAGATGACGCGGAAGGCGTCGGGGACGACTAGAAGCGCCGTAGGCGCGATGGAGCGCTCGGCCGCGCCGGTTCGCAAGGGCCGGCGCAGTCCGAGCGGTTGTAGAGCGTTTTGGTTCCGCCCGCGTCGGATCACGCGGCTTCGAACGCAGCATCGTGCAGCGCGCGTACGACGGCAATAATGCGTCGGTAGGTATGCGGCGCACGCGCCCAATGTGGGTTACCGTACTTGCCGAGCTTCAGTAGGTACACTTCGCCCGCCTGCAGTCGATAGTCCCGACCCTCGAAGCGGACGATTGCATCGTCAGATACAAGCGTTTCAGCTTTCATCGCCTCCCTCGCTGCTCCGTTGCGCGGACATAATCGCATCCGTCGCGGCGCGATAGGCTAACTGATAGGTCTCGTCACTGATCCAATGCAGACCGCCGACGCCGAGGATCGAATATCCCAATTGTTGCGCGACCTGCTCGCGATCCGCAAGCGGAAAGTCCTTCGTCAGAATCTGATCCCATCGGATCGAGCCGTGCAGCAGCAGATATTCGACGATCGCATTCTTGCGAAATCGCGGCTCGCCGTGTTCGTCGACATAGATATGCTGCATCGGGTGCTTCTGTTCGTTCGTCATCTCGCTCATCATCGAATCGTTCCAATCAACAAGACCGCAATCCCTATTGCACCGGCCGCCGCCATCGCCGCGCCGACCCATATCAAAAGCTTCATCTGTTTCATCAGCCGCTTCTCAATCGATTGCGGCCAGAATCGCGCTGCCTTCGGCGTGCTCGATCGCGAACGCGCGCAGCTGGTGATAGTGTTCGCCGAACTTTTCGCGCAGCGCTTCGTCGTCGATAAACGCCAGCGCGCCATACACGAACATCGTTACGATGATCCCAAACGCGTCAGCGCTAACATCGCCCTCATAGCCGTTGCCATCGACCGATACATCGAAGCGCTCGGCGCAGGTCGGCGCGAGATAAAAGCTGCCGTTCGACAGCGTGTAGAACTCCCAATACCCGCCGCTGTACTGCCTCGATAGCAGCGACGCTTGATGGTAGGTCAACCCTTCGGCGCGCATCATCATGAGCGGCGTGAACGCTGCGGGCATGAAGGCGAGTCGGCGCGACTCGGGCACTTGTGTTGCGATGATAGTCATGCTTGCTACTTCCTCAAAGGTGCGCGCGTCGCCGCGCGCGGATTCGTTAGGCTGCTTTGCGCGTGCCTTTCTTCGCGGCGGGCGCTTTGTTCGCGGCCGGGTTCGTCGGTACGGCTTTCTTCGCGGCTGGCGCTTTCTTCGCGGCCGGTGCGGTCTGCTTCGTCGTCGCTTTCTTCGCGGCGGGCTTCTTCGCGGATGCGCTGATCGCGTTCTGAATCGTCGCGCCAATCGCGCCAATCACTTCGCCCTTGCCATCGACGAGCATCGTTTGTGTCGGCGGCAGTTCCTTAGGCGTTGCGATGAAACCGGGCGTTTGGCCGCTGAACTGCTTCGCTTTTGGCGACGCGAGAACATCGCCGCGGACATACAGGCTGCGAAGACCGACCTTAACCGGCAGAATCGGGAACGCGATAGGCGTCATCTTTTTCGACGCCATCGAACGCAGCGACGGCACGCCGTAACCCGTGACTGCGGCAACTTCCTCGAGGGTCATGTATTGCGCAGCTTCTTCGGCAGTCAACCCGACGCGAGCCTTCGGGCGGGCGGCTTTCGCGGCCGCCTGTTCTTCGGCATAGCGGCGAATCTCTTCAGCGACGACCGAGCGGATAGCGTCTAGCGAAATTTCAGTTTTCATGATGTATTCCTAAATGTTGATTAAGTTGTTTGTTTCGCAACGGTCATCGCCGCTGACAAGTTCATATTGCTGTGACTACGTTGTTCCGTACACGTATTTGCTCAGTGCAAACACTCTAGATTCAGCGTGCAACGCGGGGCGCGACATTGTCGGTGAACGACCAGATCAGCGCGACCAGCCAGCCGATGCACGTCCATCCGAGCAGCATATTGACGAGGAAGATCGGCGCGGCGTTGCGATGCTTGCGGCACATCGCGACGATCATCGGAACGAAAAACAGAACCAACAAAACGATAGTCAT